GTAAGCAGCTGTTGGGTCATATCCTAATGCGCTACCTCCCTCTTCACTCCAAAGTCCTATAGATGCCATATGAGCTTTTGTCTTATCATCCCAATACTTAGGGTCATCATACATCCAAGCTGTATTTCCTGAAATAGGTTTACCTTTATCATCTAAAATAAAGTTACCTTCTTCATCCCTTTGTCCTAATAGTCTATTTAGTGAATCTGAAGCCTCTTTGTATTCTTTCTCATTTGTAGCGCTTTGCAACTGTTTTTTAAGATCATTCATTACTTTTTCAGCACCAGAAACTCCGCCGTAAACTCCTTCATCTTGCATAAATTGAAGATCTTTCATGCCTTCAATCATATCCTTTGAAAGTTTTCCTTTAGGAACCCAACCTTGTCCTGTTGCTGGATCTATAATTCTACCGTCAGGACCTAATTTAGCTAATCCCATTTGCAAGGCTACTTCAGGGGATAAAGTACCTTTATCCATCATTCGTTCCCAAGCGCTTTTACTTACATTAGCATCTTGTAATGCTTGTGAAAGGTCTAAGGAATCTTGAACTTGTTGTTGTCTTTTTAAAGATTCATCGTAAGCAGTTTTTGCTCTACCCTCATTCATTTCTCTGTAGGTAATATTACCTCCAGGCATCATTGTATCTAAATAATCACCTTCGTTAGCTTCTGCTTCTGCTTTTAGATCTCTAATTGGTTTAGTGTTATTTACAGCAGCCAAATAAGGTGGTATAGGTTTTGGTTTTACTTCTGGTTTTGGTTTACGCCAATCTGGAACATCACGAGGACTCCAACCACCTGTTGGTGTGGATCCAATTAATTTAGAAGATCCAACCTTTTTTACTTCTTGTTGTTTTTTAATGTTTCGATCTATTTGTTTTTTATTGGAAGTTACATAAGTAGTTTTTCCAGATGCACCTCGTTGTGCACCTCTACTTTTACTTCTTTGTGCTCTTTGTTGTTGTTGCCTAGCTGTACCAGGACTTCTTCTAGAAGAACTGCTTGATGATCTATATCCTACATTTCCAAAACGTGGTGGCATTATCTATACCCGTATTTTTCCATCTGTCTTATCCAGTCATAATAATCTTCGGTATCTGTAAATACTTTTCTACTAGGATCGAAATCAGAAGGTATTTTTAGAAATGATCTACCTTGATCAGCTGCAAGTGCGTCCTGTAACTCTTTCTCTCTAAGATTATATTCAGCAGCTTCACCATATCTCTCTGCCATGTTACGATAAAACTCACTAGAATCATATTCATAAGGTTGAGGCATTTCGCCCCTTCCACCATAAAATGGAGGTGGAACTTCCGTTACTTCCTCATTTAAAGAACTTGGATATGGAATTAAACCTCTATCAATTAATCTTGGTCCAGCAACATCATACATGTCTGGTCTTCTACTAGGATCATCTCTTGGTCCTATAAAATTAGTTGCATATTGATCTCTAATACCTTGTTCTCTGTTAGAATCATCAAATGGCATTGGTCTTTCTGGTGATAAAACTATATTATCATCTTGATCGTACTCATAAAAATCACCTACGTCATCATCCATTCGTGGTATCTCTACATCTCTTTCACCAAACGTTTCGGCGTCTACAAAAAAATCTTGTTGTGGATACGGTCTAGTTGTTCCATCAAATCCAAATGTTTTTTCTGCATAATCTTGCATTTCTTCTTCGTTTGTATCAGCAGCTCCTGCTATGCCTTCTTTATTTGCTAGACTTTTTCCAAAGTCAGAAACCTTGCCTAACATTTCTTTTGCCATTAGCCCGAGTAATCCTCCAGACTCACCGTACTTCATGGCAATATCTGAAACAGGGTACATTTTTCCGTAAACGTTTGGTGCAGCGTTTCTAAATACATTACTTCTATTAGAAAAATCTTTTTGTACATCCAAGGGTGCTACATTAAATTTTTCACCTATTTTGTATTTATCAAAACGATTATATGTTCTTCTTCTGTCTTTAAGTTCATCAAAACGTGGGTCATTCTTAGCAAAATTAGGTGCTTGTGCTTGCAGCTCCATCATACGGCTATAGTTTTTCATCTCCGGCCCCTGACTAAAAGGGGTCGGAGTATGCATTTTTCTTAAATATTTTGATCTAGCGTCTTCCACTATACACCTGGTACGATTACTACTTTGAGAACAATAAGAACAATAATAGCTACGATTCCGGCCTTAATCCAGTCCTTCATCTTCCAATCATTCCATTCTTTTAAATGTCCCCATAAATCTTTTAATAAATTCATGTTTACCTCCTATTTACTTCGTTTCAGCCCACCCCTACGGTATGACTTTTTAACTTTTCCACCCTTCTTCATTTGCATTTTCTGTCCTGTTGCTTTAGCATGCTTCTGAGCTTGCTGTACTCCTAGTGAAGTGTATGGAAACTTTCTTTTACCTACGTTTGGCATTATTCCTCCTAATGTATTGTTGGTTTAGGTTGGTTTTTAAAAATTTCTAGTATATCTTCCGTTATACCAAAACTATCAGCAGCGGCGTGAAAAACTTTAGACGCGTCAATTGGGCCTAATGCATCAGCATACATATTACGTGTAACTGCTAACATCGCACCACATACTTGTAAAACATCCTCTTCCGAACCTATATTTGCCCTTGCAACTTCTTCAACTTGCTGCATTACAGAACTAAGTTTTTCCAGTTGTTTTTTTACTTTGTCCATTCGCTCTGGATCTCGCATTTTCTCTCGCTATCCTTTCAGCTGATTGATTTTTTCTATCAGCCATTTCGTTTTTCATGGCCTCTCTTGTAGCTGCCATATTCTCTTTTAAAATTGCCATTGCTTCAGCAGAATCTTCTTTGTTAGTATCCTTATTAGCATCCGCCGCAACTTTCATCAAGTCAATACTTGTATCTGCCTCTAGCTTATCTCTTTCAAGATCCATCTTAGCTGAATCTACCATTATATCTTTTTGCATCTGCATTTGTGTCTGCATAGCTTTTAGATCAATTTCTTGTTGTTTTAGTTTAACAAGTGGATCTTGTTGCTCACGGCTTATTCGAGCTTCTTCATCTTGTGCTAGTTGTTTCGTCATTTGTGCTTCTACCTTAGCTTGTTCGGCAGCTTGCTGGTTAACTAATTGATCCTGTTGCTGTTGTAATTGTTGCATCGCTTGGGGGTTTTGTTGTGCCTGTTGCATTTGTTGTTGCATTTGTTCAAATTGTGGTTTGAACTTTTCAGTAACTTGTTGCGCAGCAATTAATGAAACATGTTCTGATACGTGTGCTTGTAGCATCGCATATAGCTGGGGATTAATCTGTACCATTCTTGTAAACATAAATTCAGCATGTGCTTGAATATGTGCCATATGGTCCTGCATTGGAAATGCTTTAGGGCCTTGACCACGCATAGCACCAGCATTCTCCATTGCAGGGGAAATTGGTTCTGGCATTTCAGGGTCTGGTTTTAATATTGCATCAACATTATCCACACCCATTGCATCATACATTCTTCTATACGCTTCACGTAAATTATGTAATTGAGGTGCAGCTGTTGCTAATTGTAATTGTTGTTGTGCCAATGTAACACGTTGTGCCATTGAAAATATATTTGGATCTGATACTGGAAGAACATCAATACGATCATCGAAATCTGCTTGTTTAATCATTTGATTTCCACCGACAACCATGTAAGGATATTGTGGTGGAAGATAAATTGAAAATACTTTTGAAAGTAATTTAAACTCTATTTTTTGTGCATAGTGCAATCTTTTATGAATTGCACTCATAACTTTAGTTCCACGTTCAATTAAAGCGAGCGTAGTTCCAACTGGATTCTGTTCATTACCTTCACCCATTTTCATGTCCGCAATTGCTGCAAATGATTTACCTGCATCAACGGCGAATCCTAATAAACCAAATAATACCTGTGATGGTTCCTTGTATGGAAGTGGCAACAGTGATTCTTTTATTGACTGGCCTGTAACATCAACATCCCTGAACTCTCCTGGTTGTAAAGGTTCATCATGATCACGTATACGCATTCCTCGTGCCTTAAATCCTGCTGGCAGATTGGCAAGAGTACCTGCATCAATTAACTGCCGCAAAACACTTGTTGCAGTTCTTGACAACCCACCTAGCATATGTATTAGACCAAAGCCATAAAACCCTAGTCCTGGGAGGAATTTATAGTGTACAAAATAATCATTCTTCGCAAAGTTTGTATCTCCTTGTTTCCAGTTTCTTCTTATGGAAAGGATTTCTTGCGAATATTGATCAATAGACACTACATATGGTAACTTAACACCTGATGTATCTTCAAATCCAGGAACGTCTGCATTAACATGCATTTCTAATATTACATGTTCCTCATCACCTGAAGCATAATTCTTTTCTGATCCCTCTAGTTCATCAATTTTATCTACAATATCGTTTGATTCAACACTTCCAGTTGGAAGTTCAATGTCACGATAAAATTTGCTTAATTGTTGTTTTCTTACATCATTACCACTACATTTTATTATATGTGTTACACGGTCTGCACTTGAAAGATCGGTTGCCATATAATTAATTATTAAATCTTCTCCAGCTACAAATTTAGCTACAGCACGTTTTAATAATCCATCATAATAAACTTTCTTGAATGCCGAACCAGCAAGGGGTAAGTAAAATAATAATTGATCCATGTCCGGATCGTATTCTGTCATCACATCCGTAATCTGGTAATTCATGAAATCTTTAACTCTTTTTGCTTGGTCTTCTACTTCAGGAGTAGATAAACCTACAACTTGGCATCTTACGGGGCCGCTTGGGGGGAGAAGTTCCTTATACGCTTGAGCCTGAAACTGTGTAACAGATTCAGCGAGTAAGGGATGTACGACCCCAGATGCACCTTCGAACGGCTGTGTGCGGTCTTCATACTTGAATCCCAGCATATCAAGGCCTTTGATATAGGTATCTTCCCAATCTTTCCTTGAATCACGATCCGATTCGAATTCTGCTAGTAGATCACTTGCGAATCTACTTAATTCATTTTCATCGATATATTCTGATAAATTTGCGTCATGTGGTATGTTCGATGTATCAATAGGAGCATTTGGGTCCATATTGATTTCTGCACCGCCATCTTCCATTAATTCTACATCCGGTTCAAAATTAACGCTTCTATCAGGTTCTAATTGTACCTCTTCACCAGTAGGTTCTATTTCTAGAGCACCTGTAAGTGCTTCTAATGCTTTATCTATATTATTCTTATTATCAGCCATTTACGACCATTCCCCCTTTCTTGTAGATAGGTGTACCTTTTTGTATGTTAAATTTAGCAGCATCATCCAGCCAAATCATTGGAACTTCCCATCCTCTTCCGTCACCATCCATTATAGCAGTTTTTATAAATTTTGCACCACTTTTTTTAGCCGCTTTTTTCATGGCACCTTCCGCCATTGGTCCGTAAGCAATAAGATTTCCTCTATAGTCTCTGTTACCAACTGCTATACCTCTATTTTTTATTGCAGCACTTGAAATAGTTACACCATCATAACCACCTTCTTGCGCAACTTTAACTGCATATTTCATGACAAACTCGTTATAGTCTTCCGTTTTACTAAGGGGACCCATTGGAACACCACTATGGTCGCCTTTCGCCATTTTAGCTTTTTTCTCTTCAATTATTTTTCTTATTTTAACTCGTTCCTTATTAAGTCTATTTAATCTTATTTGTTTTTTCTTGGTCATCGGTCCTGACTGTATTTCATCTATTTTAGCTAAAATTAAACCTAATTGTTCCTCGTTTGCTTTATCTACAGTTTCTGCGATCAAATCACCTCGTGGTGCATATTTAGCTTCTGCTAATTGTTTTTTACTTGGTTTTCTACCTTCTTCTATCATCCTTTTAATCTCTCTTTGTTTTCTATTCATCGCTTGGTGCATATCAGCTTGTATTTCTTCTATATGAAGTACTCTTCTTCCAAACTCATCTGTACGATCAGATATACGCATGTGCATAAAGCCACCCATTGTCTCTCTATCAGCTAAAGATGTAAAATGTTCAGGAGCACCCTGTTTCTTTGCCACTTGACCATATGTCATATAAGGTTCAGTTTCACGAAGTGATCCTCTTGGATGTTTATATTTAAATACAAATTCACGGTAATTCTCACCGCCACTTAATGTTTGTGTGCCTTTATACTGTGGTCCTCCATAATATTCATCAAACCCAGCTAATCTTGTTTTTGTAACTTGCGAAATATCTTGTAAGATCTTTTTTAATTCATATGGAAACTTTTGTGGAAAACCTTCTCTAATTGAATTTGCAACACCTGTATTATTAAAAACTGAACCTTCAATTGCATCAATTATTTTACTAACTGCTTCTTGATTATTATTTTGAATTGCTTCTTTTAATGGGTATGCTGTATTACGTACTGATTGCAAAACATTCTTTACTGGTCCAGGACGATATGCTTGCATGTCATATTTCATTATTTTACTGTAAATTTTACCTGCATCTTCACTACTACCACCAAGTGCCACAACATCTATTTCTGGTGCTAATTTATCATCAAAGTCTTTTACTAGCTGTTCTTTTGTCACTGTTTTGTTACCCATTTTTGAAAGATGAGGTGCTAGTCCTGTATCGTTTAATTCCATGTGCTTTACAATTGGAAATCCTTTTGGATTCAGTATGCCATGTTTTCCTAACTGTAAATACTGCAGCCACTGTTTTCCAGCCATGGATTCTGACGGCGCTCCAATAATCTTTTCCCTTGAACCCCAGAACATTGCACCTGGTTTCTCTGGTTCTAAATTTTTAGTTTTAGTAAATCCAACTGAGTAAAGTGGTTCGTCTTTTACAAAATCTTCTGCATCCAAACGTGTTTTAAAATCTTTTACAGGAAATCCAGCTTCATCAAAAGCAGTATAAGGTCTATCAAGTTTAATTGGTCCAATAAATTTTTGTTCTGATGTTAATTTAGGTTTGTAGTTTGTTCTTTTACCTAGGACCTTTGGTGCGAAAAGTTTTTTAACTAGTCCGCCAGCCATGAATCTTTGTGGGTTGGCATTTATCTCTCTTACTGCATCTTCAACGGTGTAGGGTTTTTCTACTGTGCCACCTTTATTAAAACTAGTAGGTTTCCAATTAGGGTCATAAAATTTCATAACTCTATTAAAATATTCTCCTGTTGCACGGGGATCTGGATTATCTTTGGTTTTAACTGGCCCATAACGAAGCAGCGCTTCGTAATATGGATCACTTCCGTAGATCATTGCATCAGGATTAGCTGTGTAATATCCTATCATTCCTTTCAAATAATTTTTTGTAAACGATCTCTGCTTATTCGGATTTCTCCACGTCTTATCAAAATCTGTCCATCTAGTTGCGCCATATTGTTCGTATCCTTCGCCTGGGTCCATTGCTGTCAATCTTCCGGTTCCATATGTACCTCTATTGTCACTTGGGCTTTTATACAAATGTCTTGGTCCTAAATTATGTTTTTTCATATATGCCGGAGAAGTTTCCGCCATACCTACTGCATCCACTAATTTATCTAAATCCATATTTCTTGCGCGAGGATAATCACGCATACTTGCGCCACCTCTATAATATCCGTGTATATTACCACCTCTAAATTGTGATTCCCAATTATCCATCTGTCTTTCCTGCGCTTCTTTTTCTAGTTTAAGTTCTCTTGCTTTTTGTGCTCGTGCTAGTTCTTTTGTTTTAAATATATTACCAGCTGGAGAAAAAGAATCAACATAACGTTCAAAAAGATGCGCATAGTCTGTATCATCCGGCACTGACATGTAATCATACATGTAATCATCCGGCTTTGTTGTTTTATCTAGAATCATGCGATCACGCACATCCGCCTTTTCCATAGCCCATACAATTGGGTCGTCTTTAATAATATCTTCGCCGCCAGGTGCCATTCTAAAATTGCTATCAATCATTTCTGTGTACCCTGTTTTTTTATTTACTTCTAGATACTGATTAGTTGCAAAATCATCCGCAATATCAAACTCTATTTCAAAGTCATTTTTTCCTTCTTTAAAATTAACTAAATCTTCACTACCATCTGCCGTCTTAATTGAAAGTTTGTGTGAATCCCATTGTGTATGTGGTTTCTTTAAATAAAATATTTCTGTGCCATTAGGTAATTTAATTCCTTTTTTACCATCAACAACTCCTTTAAGCATGTTCGTCATACTCTTAACCCACGGCACTGCATCTGGCAGTGATAATTTAGCTGCCTGGGCCACTGGCGCCGCAAGTTTCATCGCTGATTTTGGTAATGCTGCGTGGGCAGCCGTCGCACCCATGCCCTTGAGGAATTTTCTTCTTGACATCATGCCGAGGCTCTCACCTAAAAGTTTCTTGATCAGCCCGCCTCCGGCCATGTTTGGACGAACAAGTCCACCCTTATTTAAAATAGTATGTGATAATCTAGTATTAATAAGACTATCAAGTCCTTGTTCTATCTCACCTATAGTTTGTCCTTTCCCGTAGGCTTTTCCTTCTATTTTAGTAATTATATTATTATCTAATAATTGTTGTCTAATATCTTTCATCTCTGATGCAATTGTTTTCTTTTCCGAAAACGTCACCGCTTTTTTTATTCTTTCTTGTATATTTTTTATTTTATTAGTCAGATTATGTGTCAGGGGATAATTGGCTTTTTTACCAACAATAAAAAGATTATCAATATCCAACGCCAATTTCCAGTTATCCACAACTGCTTCCATATGCCCTAT